AATGGGATTAGTAGCAACGCATTACACAATCGGCACAGTAGCCGCAAAGGTGGTTCAGTCTTACCGCTCGCCACAGCTTGTTACATTTCACAATCACGAACACTCTTCAAACAGTGACATTTACATCAATGGCCCTGGTGTGACAATCAACAACGGGATGCACATAACAGACACAGAGACCATTCAGCTAACTGTCCCTGCCGGTGATGAGGTCTGGGCTATCTCAGACACCACTGGCAATGAGCTCCATGTGCTAGTCCAAAGGATGTAGTTTGCCTTACTTTGTTACAGACCAGAATCCAGACTGCTCAGATTGGGCAGTTGAGAAAGAAGATGGCGAGGTCATTGGTTGCCACCAGACCAAGCAGGAAGCCATTGATCAGATGATTGCTGTCTCTTTAGCTGAGGGCATTGAGCCAGGTGGGGAAAGGCAGATTGAGGAATCTCGACAGATTGACACAACTGCTCCTGCTTACATGAGGGCAAGCGCTCGTCGAGGCTTAGAGTGGCATGAAGAGGGCAAGTCAGGTGACGGCCTAGTCCCACGCACTGTCAGAGAAGCTAGGCAGATGGCAGCAGGGGAAAGTTTGTCAGAAGACAAGTGGAAGAGAATAGGTGCTTGGATAGCCAGACACATCGGAGACCTAGATGCACCTGCCGCTGACCCCGACTCAGATGACTTCCCCAGTGCCGGTGTTGTTGCTATGGCCCTATGGGGTGGTGGGACAACAAAGAGATCGGCACAACGCGCACAACGCTATGCGGAAGGTGTAGTCGCTAGACTAGAAGCTGAAAAAGAACGAGGAATGATGAAGCAAGAAACTCGCAATTTTGAGACCGACTTCGAGATACGCGAAGAAGGCGATGGAATGACCTTTGCCGGTTATGCCGCTAAGTTCAACTCATGGTCTGAGGACTTGGGTGGGTTTAGAGAGCAGATTGAGCCTGGTGCATTTAGGCGTTCCCTGCGCTCTCGCAACAATGTATTGCTCCTAGTCAACCATGACTCAGGGCGTGTCCTTGCCTCCACGCGTGCCGGAACAATGAGAATGACCGAGGATGAAATCGGTCTGCGCGTTGAGGCTTCCCTACCCAACACAACCGATGGTCGCGACATGGCAGAGCTCCTAAAGCGAGGTGACCTGTCAAAGATGAGCTTTGGTTTCTCAGTCCAGAAGGACACTTGGAATCAAGACATGACAGAGCGCACTCTAAAGTCAGTCAGATTATTTGAGGCCAGCATTGTTGCCTTCCCTGCCTATGCTGAAACAGAGGCGATGGTTCGCTCACTAGACAAGGCTGCTGCTAGGGCTCAGGTAGATGCCGATGAGCTGGCAGATGCAGTCCTCAAGCTAGAGGAGGGCGCAGACCTAACTGAGCAAGAGGCAGAGCTGGTCAAGACTGTTGTTGACTCACTAGCGCCTGCACCGCCAGAGCCAGAGGTCGAGGCAGAGCCAGAGACCAACCTGCTTGACATCAAGCGCAAGCAACTCGAACTTCTACTAAAGAGGAACTAATGATTACCAAAGCACAGATTCGCAAGACCATTCTTGACATCGCAGGTGACCCCTCGGTGGGCTCAATCTATACTTACAGCGACAAGTGGGCAGATGCCATTTGGAAGCTATACAACCCAGATCTCGACCCTGTTGCTCCTGAGGTCGAACAAGTGGCGGAAGAAACTATCACCGCCAAAAGGGAAACTCGCATAACCAAGCCAACAGAAAAGCGGTAACCCCCTAACCGCAGTTGCCAGAGGCGAGTGTCCACCCCTGAGGGTCTTTGTTCCTTTCTACCTCAGGGGTTTCCCTTTGCTAGAATGTAACTAGGCCTGAGTGTCAGCACCGGCTGTTTCAGTTCTGCGTTAGCGCGGCTGAGTTCATAAACAACTAATTTAGGAGAAATGCCAAATGTCACAGTCTTTTATGAAGGCACAGGCAGAGGCTCGTCTAAAGGCATGGGAAGAAGCAAAGGCCCTTCTTGACCACGCCGCAGAGGAGAAGCGCGACCTATCTGCTGAAGAGCAGGAAAAGTTTGATCGCATCAACTCTGAACTAGATGAGCGTGCTGCTGCAATTGAGGCAGTCCGAAAGACCGAGGAGCGCGAGGCTAAAGCCGCTGAAGCTGCTCGCGGTTTTGAGGTTGCATCGGTTGACAAGTCTGACAACGACTATGTTCGCGCACTCGCAATGGGCGAGCTGCGTTCCCACACCTTTGAGACTCGTGGAACCCTGACCCCTTCAGGTTCCGCAGGCCTAGTGCCACAGTCCTTCGTGTCCAGGGTCTTTGACCTTGCTCGCGAGGTCGGCCCTATGCTCGATGTCTCTGAGGTATTCCAGACCAACAGTGGAGAAGACCTGAAGATCCCAACGCTCACCGCGTATGGAACTGCTGGTCTTGAGGCTGCCGGTGCAGAGATTGACGAGTCTGAGCCAACCTTCAGCTCTATCACTCTCGGCGCTTACAAGTATGCGTTCCTCGTCCCAGTCGCTCGCGAACTGATCGAGGACGGAGGCGTGGACATCTCTGAGGTTCTCGCTCGCGCTGCCGGTAACTCAATTGGTGTAGCAGTCAACACTGCTCTTACCACTGGAACTGGAAGCTCACAGCCAAACGGAATTGTTACCGCTGCCGGCACTGCTGTCAACGGAACTGTTGTGGGTGGCTTCACCGCAGATGAGGTCATTGATGTTCTCTACTCAGTAGATGGCGCAGTTCGCCGCCTACCAGGTAGCGGATGGCTCATGGCTCCATCGGCAATCAAGACTGCTCGCAAGCTAACCGACACAGCAGGCAACTATGTGTTCCAGCCAAGCCTTGCAGCTGCTACCCCTGACACCCTGCTTGGATTCCCAGTATTTGAGAACCCAAACATGGCAGCAGTTGGTTCAGCAGCCGCATCGTTCGGATTCGGATACCTGCCAAGCTACAAGGTTCGCCTTGCAGGTGGTCTGCGCGTTGACCGCAGCGATGACTACAAGTTCGCAAACGACTTGTCAGTATTCCGCTTCATGATTCGCGTTGATGGTGACCTATCTCACCAGAGCCACTTCAAGATTTACAAGGGAACCGCTGCTTAGTTCCTAGTAAATTACGCAAAGCCCTCAGCCAAAAGCTGGGGGTTTTTGCTATTGTGGAGATAGAAAGGATTTAGATGTCAAAATACGAACAGCTAGACCTCACAATCACCACCTGGTCAAACAGCCCATTTCAGCCAACTGGCTATGGGATGCAGATTGGTTACCTGCTCGATTACCTAGTCCGGCATGGCGTGAACGCCGGTCATCAATCCAACTATGGACTAGAGGGCAACAACTCTGTCCACAAGACTAAGTATGGGGAGATACCACACTTTGCCAGAGGCTATGACGGCATGAGTCAGGATGCCTTAGCTGTGTCTCACAAGATGCAGGCAATGAAGTCATTGAACAAGGACTACATCCTGACACTAGGAGATGTCTGGACTCTCAAACCACAAATGTGGCCTGCGGATGAGTTCCCTCGGATTCTGTCTTGGGTTCCCCTTGATCACATCTCTATCCCACCTGCGGTCAAGGTCTGGCTAGACAAAGAGAATGTCACCCCGATAACAATGTCACCCTGGGGCAAGGAACAGCTCGATGACCTAGAGATTGCCAATACCTACATCCCTCACTCAATTGACACTGTGAGCGAGTTCAAGCCAACCGACAAGATTGGCAAGGACAACGCCAGAGAGTTCTTAGGTGTTGGCGAGGATGACTTCCTAGTTGTGATGAACGCAGCAAACAAAGCCAACAAGTCAATTCACCGCAAGGCTTTCGCTGAGGCTCTTATGGCTTTTGCTGTCTTTAGGCAGAAAGTCCCTAACGCTTATCTATACATCCACACCGACCCTAAGGGCATCATTGGTGGGTTTCATCTGCCTCGACTGGCTGAGGCTTGTGGGTTGGACATGGATGCTGTTATCTTCCCTGACCCTACCGATTACCGACTAGGCATTGACCCTAAGGATCTGGCAGGGATTTACTCTGCCGGTGATGTAGCTCTTCAGCTTTGCTATGGAGGTGGGTTTGAGATTGGAGTAGTCGAGGCACAGGCTTGTGGCACAAGAGTCATCACAGTGGACTGGACTGGCCCTAAGGACTTAGTTGCTGAGGATGGCTTCAAGGTGCATGGTCAACTGTTCTGGGATGAGGCACAGGCAGCATGGTGGAAGATTCCATCAATCGCCTCAATCGTCACAGAGCTAGAGAACGCCTATGAGGTCTCTAAGGCTGAGGGCAGGTCATCAAAGAAAGCCAGAGAGTTCGCTAAACAGTTTGACAAAGAAAAGGTCTGGAATCACTACTGGCTACCATTCCTAAAAGGACTTCAGTGATGGAGCAGTATCAAGACATCTGGGTCAAGGGCAAGCTAGTTGCCAAAGGCGTGCGCGAGGTTGAGTCTCGCTATCAGCTAATCAAGAAGCAGGCAAAGAAGTTCAAGCGACCTTTCACAGTCTTAGACATCGGGGCTAATCTGGGCTACTTCTCTATCCGGCTAACAGAGGACTTTCCTAATTGCACAGTAGTTGCCATTGAGGGAATCTATGGCAGTTGGCTAAAGCAAGTTCTAAAGCAGAATGACAACAAGAGAATCCTGCTGCTACAAAAGACCTTCAAGCAGTCTGACCTGCGATCACTAGCAGAGGTAGAACACTTTGACATGGTTCTGGCGATGTCGGTGATTCATCACATTGACGGAGGCTTTGCTGAGGTCTTAGAGACAGTTAGGTCACTAGGCACAATGACGATGGCAGAGATAGCCACAGAGGATGGCGCTTGTGGTCAGTCCTCAGTCAAGGCCGGCTTCATTCCTGATGATGCAGAAGTGGTTGGTTATGGCAAGTCACACCTCAATGGCCCTGCTCGACCCGTATTTGTGATGAAGAACAAGAAGGACACCCTAGCCAAGTCCTACCTGCACACACCTCGCATTGGGTCGCATGATCTCAAGATTGAGTCAAACTATTTCACTAAGAAGAAGTTACAGCGCGGCAAGGTCGAGGACTGGCACAGGGGAATCAACCTAAGAACCTTCATTGACCTCAATGGCGTTTATCCTGGCAAGGCACACATCACAGAGCTGCTACAAAAAGCCAAGCCAACAGAGAAGCATGGTGACCTGACAACACACAACACAATCCTGCAAGGCGATGCTGTGAAGTTCATTGACTGGTTCGACCCTGATGTCAACAAGCTAAATGATGAGCAGACCTTTCAGGAAATACTGAATGAGGTCGCTTCCAAACTAGAATAGAGGTGGAGGATTTATGGCAATTACAAATGGTTACGCCACACTTGCACAAATCAAGGCTTCAACAGACATCAACGACAACATTGATGACAGCCTGCTAGAGATGGCAGTTGAGTCTGCCTCACGCTTGATTGACTCTTACACAGGTCGCTACTTCTACAACGCCGGCACAGCGGTCAAAATCTTTGCGCCTCGCGACAACTTTGTCACAGAGACCGAGGACTTTATCTCGCTCTCAAAGATAGAGACCTCAGAAGATGGGGAGAGCTTTGACACTACTTGGCAGGCAACTGACCGGCAACTAGAGCCCTTGAACGGCAGAGTTGACGGCCTAGAAACCTCATACACGCGAGTTCGCGCTGTCGGTGACTACTTGTTCCCAGTCAGGTCTAATGAGGCCACTGTGAGGCTTACAGGGGTTTGGGGCTGGTCTGCTGTCCCTATTCAAATCACACAGGCTTGTGTCTTACAGGCATCGAGAATCTTCAAGCGCAATGATTCGCCGCTTGGCATCATCTCAGGAGAGCTAGGCTCAATGCGAGTTGGCATCAAGCTAGATCCTGATGTTGCACACCTGATTGACCCTTACCGCAAGATAAGGATGGGCTAGTGGCTTCCATCCAGGAACTGCGCACAGGGATTGCGACCAACCTAGCGACCATCTCAGGGCTGAGAACATCGCATGACATCCCTGACAACATCAACCCACCTATCGCCATTGTCCAGCTAAACAGGGTTGACTATCACCAAGACTTTCAGCGCGGAATGACCGAATACAACTTCTCGGTTCAGGTAGTTGTGGGCAGGGTAGATGATCGCACTGCTCAAAGGAATTTAGATGCCTACTGCTCAAGCACCGGAGACTCGTCTGTGTCGCTTGCGGTAGAATCGAATAGGACACTAGGCGGTAAGGCCTTTGACTGCATAGTGACCGAAATGACGAGCTACGGCAGCGTGGTAGTGAACGATGTGACCTACCTCGCCGCTGAGTTCAATGTTCGCGTATTAGCTAGCTAACACAAGGAGAAAATAAATGGCAAAGCAAGTTCTGACTGATGTTGTTGTCCAACTAAACGGCACAGCAATCTCTCAGTCGGTGAACAGCGTGGAGCTAAACCTGACCTCGGATGCAATCGAGACCACCAGCTTTGGTGACTCTGGCTTCCGCACCTACAAGGGTGGCTTGAAGTCTGGTTCAGTAACACTATCAATGCACAACGACTATGCAGACACCGCACTCGACGGCGTTCTGTGGGCTCTGTGGAACACCATTGCCACAGTGACCATCAACCCTGCTGGAACCCCAACCGGAACCAGCGCACCAGAGTATGAGTTCACAGTTCTTGTGGACAACCTGACCCCAGTAAGTGGGGCCGTAGGAGACCTGGCTGTCCAAAATCTCACCTGGACAATCACCTCGTCTATCGCTCGCAACGAGTCCTAACACCAGAAAGAAAGGAACAGATTTATGAGGATGCAACTCGAAGTTGAGTTCGAAGATGGCAAGAAGGAAACTGTGGCAGTCAACATGGCTGACATGGTGAAGTTTGAGTCACACTTCAACCTAAGCATTGCAAAGCTGGGGCAGGAAATGAAGATCAGTCACCTGCTCTGGCTTGCATGGTCATCACTAACAAGAAATGGCTTGAAGGATGACTTTGACACTTGGGTTGAGAAGGTTGGCAACATCGGTGCTGCTGACCCAAAAGCATCGAAGGGCTAGGCGCTAGTTCCGCACACTGGTATCTAGTCAATCTGGCTTACGAATACAAGGTAAGTCCGACTGAGCTCCTAAAGCTCGACGAGAGAATGCTTTGGACAATGGGGCGCTATCTGATTTGGCGCTCACAGGAACTTAGCAAATAGCAA